CAAAAGAGATGCTCGAGCTCTTCAATTAGAACAAAGAGGTGTTGAAGATTTTGAAACAGATAATTTATACAATAAGATAAATGAACAGATAAATGATTTAGAACTAAAACTAGAGTTTGAAGACATGGTAGATCCAGAGGATTTAGCAACAGGCGGACGTGTTGGTTTGAAAGCTGGTATGTCTAAGAGAGCATTCTTAAAACTCATGGGCGGTGCAGCTGCAGGTATTGGTGCACTTAAAACTGGAGCGTTAAAAATGTTTGGTAAAGGAGCAGCACCCGTAGCAGAAAAAGCAGCAGAAGCTGCAAGCGGTGCTCCATCATATTTTTTTGATCTTGTAGAAAAAATTAAATTGCTTGGTGTAAGATCTAAAGGATTTAAAGAAAGATCAGAATCTTTTAGATACAAAGATTATGATATGGACATAGACTATGATACAGGCGCCATAGAAATTAAAAAAACTAGAGAAGCTATGATACCAGGTGCTGATGAAGCAGGAGTAGCTGAAGAATCTGTTATGATTTATAAACCAGGTAGAGCGGATGAGGCAACTAAAGGTAAAAAACCACCGGACGAATATGATGAGTACACTGCAAGACCAGACATGGATGGTAAGATGAAAGATGTTGATGATGGTCTTTCTGAAAATGTAGAAAAAGAAATTATAGATGAAGTAAGTGAAAAAATGGCTAGCGGTGGTATCGCAAGAATGTTAGGAGAGTGATGACTCCAAAAGAATACAAACAAATGATGGATTACCTAACTAGAAAGGGTATTAAAAAACCTTTTATACCAGCTAGCGCTATTCAAAGACCAAAAAAAATTTTAGAAATAGAAGCGTTTCAAGATTTTAATGCACGTAATAAATTAGCCGGTGGTGGTATGTTAGTGCAACCAAGTGCTGATGGATCTAGACCTGGGTATGCTAAAGATGAAAAAAAAGCTGCATACATGAGAGAGTATTACAAAAAACAAGTAGCCCCTAGCCGTAAGATGACTGAAGCAGGAGCTCAAAGAGTAAAAAGAACAAAAGCGTTAGATGAGTACATAAAAACTTTAGGAAAAGTTGTAAACACAGATGATCTTTACAAAAAGTTAGAAGAACTAGGTTTTGAATATGACAATATTAATTCTAAAATAGATAAACTTAAAAGAGGTAAATTAAAAGGAAAAACTTTCACAAAGAAAACTATAAAAAAACAAGAACCAAGAATGGATAAAAAACAATTAAAAGAATTTGATAAGTATGCAAAGTTTTTAAAAAAAGAAGGTATAGAAGGTATGGAAGATACTTATGCAGCTTCTACTGACAAAGCTAAACAAACCATAAGAAATAGGTCAAAGAGTGCAGGAGGTAAATTCACAAAAGACGCTGCATTAGTTATTAGTAAAAGACCAGATACTTTTACAGAATCTCAAAAAAATAAAATTAAAGCTGCGTTTAATATTAGTGATGCAGATTTTGCTGCATCAGGCACACAATACGGAGTGCCAAGTGGCCAAGGTGTTCCTGGTGAAGAAGGTAAAGCTTTAAAAAGAAGATACGCATTAGTAAGAGATTTTGTAGACAGGGGTTTTAAAGAAGGTAGTCAAAAACTTCCTTCTGGTTTACTTCGTAAAGAAGATCAATTACCCTTAGACATACAAACAGAAATTAAAACTAAATACGAATTACCAGAAGATTATATAAACAAACCCACAGGTAAAAGAGAGTGGGATTTTACAAGACATAAATATGGTGTTCCTGGCACAAAGGGCACACCGTTACGTAGTTTAGTAAGAAAAATTGAATATGAATTTGTAACAAATCCATCAACAAAAAAATTTAAATTTGTTGGAGATTTTAAAACTCCTCAAGGTTGGATAATGGCACAAATGTATAGAGCTGGTGTTGAGCAAGGTAGTCCCAACTATCAACCTATTTCTGGTATGGTTGATAACACTATAAAAATAGTTGGTTTTACAGATAATACTGTGGGAGGAGATTTTTATGTAAGAGATGAGTTTGTTCAACCGGGTGGTAAACCTATGAGACTACACCCTGATTTTAATGATGTTAAAAAATTTATAGATGTCGCTAACAAAGCAAACTCACCACTTCAGGGCACTTTAAAAGGAATGCTTAAACAAATAGGAGTTGTTGACAACAGGTTAACAATGACAACTTTATTAAATTATTTAGCTAGAGAGGAAGGTTACAACGCAACAAACAGAGCGTTAGTGTTACACCACAAAGGCGGTGTATTTGAAAATGCCACAAGAGATTTACAATTATTAAGAAATATAAATAATAGTGCAATTCAAGGTGCAGAAAATAGAATTAGAAGTGTTGTTAACTTAGGTCAAACTCCTGATAAAGCAGATATAAAAATTTTAAAAGATAATAGAGCTAGCGTTACCGTTGGTGGTCAAACATTTGGTGCAGGACCACAAACTCCTGGTGGCGCTTTTAGGTTTTATGAAAAATTTATTGGTGAGCAGATAAAACAAGGAAAAATACAAAAAAAATCTTTACTTAAATTTATAGAAACAGAGTTTGGAAAATTAAATATAAGAAAAGGACAAGAGGGTTTTGTTGCAAGAGAACTACTAGAAAGCGCAGCAAAAGGAGTTCAAAGTCTTGGAAGAACATTGGTTAAATATGGTATAGCACCAGAGGCGGCTTTTTTAGGAGCTGAACAAATAATAAGGACCGGCCTTGGTGACACCCCTAAAGAGGGTTTTTTAAGAACAACTGATTTTATTAGACCTGGAGATCAAACTAAAGAAGCAGATGTTTTAAAAACTTCAAGACTTTTTGGTGATAAGGCAGGATTAATTTTAGGAAGAGTTATTGATAATGAAAAACAATTACGAAAAATAGAATCTTTAGAACAACAAAAAAAATCTCTTGAAGCATTATCTAAAAGTGATTTTGGTTATTTACCAGAAACAACTTTAAACATTAAAAAATTAGATAACGCATTAAAACAAGCAACATTTGATTTAAACAATAAATTTAAAGTAACAGATGCTGAAAAAATTTATGCTAATAGAATTCGTTCAGAATCATTTGATAGAAGTTTAGCTAAATCTCCTTTTACTAAAAGAAGATTAGAATCTGCTTTTAGTCCTGATCCCAGAAAATCTGCACCACAGGCAATACAAGATGCAAAATCTCAAATGGATTTAAATTTAAAAATGCTTCCAACCCCACCAAAAATTTTAACACTTAATCAAGATATGAGTATTGGAGAAAAAAATTTATCTGAAGCCTCTTTAGATGAAATTCTTCAAAACACTCAAATATTAAGATTTTTTGATCCAGATAATAAAAATCTTTATCAATCACGACCTTTCTTACAAGAACGAGATAGATTAAGAGGAATCCTTCCATCTCAAGTTGCTCAAGAATTTAGTCCCGAACAGGCTTATGGTGCTTCAGGCATTTTTGGTGGAGAGCCTGTAAGACCAACGCCTTTATATGATTTTGCAAACGGCGGTATCGCAGGTTTATCAGGTGGAGATAAATCAGGCCCACCACCAGAAAAAGGGCCTAATCCACAAGGGTTGCTATCCCTTAAAAACCGTGTTAGAAACTTATAGGAGTATAAATGGCAGATATAGATAAAGGACTCCCGAACACTAGAACTAAACTAGATATCCCTTCAGAAGAAGAGATAGCAGAAGAAGTTGCGGTTCAGGAACCAGAAGAATTAAAAGGACCAGTTGAAGTTATCCCTGAAGAGGATGGTGGTGCAACACTAGACTTTGAACCAGGTGCAATAAATATACCGGGCACAGAATCACACTTTGATAATTTAGCAGATATTTTACCAGATGATGTTTTAGAACCTGTGGGTAATGACATGGTTCAAAATTATATGGATTATAAAGCGTCTAGAAAAGATTGGGAAGAGTCTTATAAAACAGGTTTAGATCTTTTAGGATTTAAATATGAAAACAGAACAGAACCTTTTCAAGGAGCATCAGGTGCAACACACCCAGTGTTAGCAGAAGCAGTCACACAGTTTCAAGCACAAGCATACAAAGAATTATTACCAGCTGACGGACCGGTAAGAACACAAATTATTGGTGTTAAAAATCCAGCAACAGAACAACAAGCAACTCGTGTAAAAGATTACATGAACTATTTAATTATGGATCAAATGAAAGAGTATGAAGCAGAGTTTGATTCTATGTTATTTCATTTACCACTTGCAGGATCTACATTTAAAAAAGTTTATTATGATGTGCCACTCGGAAGAGTAGTATCTAAATTTGTACCAGCAGATGAATTAGTTGTGCCGTATACAGCAACAAGTTTAAATGATGCAGAATCTGTTATTCATGTAATTAAAATGTCTGAAAACGAATTAAGAAAACAACAAGTATCAGGTTTTTATAGAGATGTAGAACTGGCGCCACCAGGAAATGTTGAACAAAATTCTGTAGAAAAAAAAGAAAGAGAATTAGATGGCACTAAAAAAACTGGTAAACAAGAGCCAGTTTATACTTTGTTAGAGTGTCATGTAAATTTAGACTTAGAAGGTTTCGAAGAAATCGGTGCTGATAATCAACCGACTGGAATAAAATTGCCCTACATTGTAACTGTAGAAGAAGGCAGCCGAGTAGTACTCTCCATACGGAGAAACTATGCGCCCAATGATCTAAAGAAAAATAAGATCCAATACTTTGTCCACTTCAAATTTCTGCCAGGACTTGGATTTTATGG